GCAGGGGCAACAACCGCAGGTGCAACAGCGGCAGCTCCAGTGCCATACAAAGCCGCAGACTCAGCCGCAGTAGAACCTGCACCATTAAATAAACTTTCAAAGCCAGGTAATCCTTGAAGCAATGCTGTACCACCAGCCGCCAAAGCAATAGGGCCTAGATTTTTAATCAGGTCTTGTGTAGTGGTAGTAATCTTTTCTTCACCACGATATTCACCATTAGGGCCATATAACTGAATCATGCCTGGTCTATCAGGACTAACACGGCTAAAACTTAGTTGTCCAGACTCATCTTGATAAGCATTGAATCCACCAGCCAAAGTGCGCTGACTAATTTCTGTTTGACCAGTTTCGTTATTAGCTAATGTTTGATTGTATAAACCATTATTAGCAACATCCTGAGCAAGAATAGGAGTCATGCGAGAGACAATCTGACTCACAGGTATTCCAAATGTAGAAGATACCTGCTCAGGACTAATCCCTCTAGTTTCCATTAGAGAAACAATCTGTGCATCCGACATATTTGGATTGGCAAGAAAGATGTTAAATAGCTCTTGGTTTGTTACTGCCATGATATTTCCTTACAAGTCACCTGTATTTGTTGATGGGAATGTGCGTGAAGTGCCTGGCCAAATAATTCGTACCGCACCTAATGCACCATTACCCCCACTATTAACTCCAGAGCCGCCCCAATTATACGCAGCACCACCGCCTCCACCATAAGCTCCACCAACACCGCCTTGGGTAGCTCCAGCATCTCCGTTGGATGCCACATTAGCGCCTTTTGTGCCACCCGAACCACCATTGCCTCCACTAGCAGGAACAGAGGTATTAGATACACCAGTGCCGCTTGAGCCTTCCCCCAAAATACCTACACCGCCACCACCGCCACAAGGCCAATACTGCCCAGAATCACCATCAAAATATCGCCCAGCTCCGCCACTGCCGCTACCGCCTGATCCAGCCTGACTTGTGTTTGTACCATCGCCTACAGCTGTGCCATTACCACCAGCACCAGAATAACCACCAGCGCCACCACCACCACCCATGTTAAATATTCCTATACCACCGCCATTGCCACCACCAGTGCCAGTACCGCCCGACCCGCCAGCACCAGAAGTGCCAGAACTAGCAGCCCCACCATTAGCTACAACAGTTGTTGTATTAAAACTAGATGCCCCACCATTGCCACCAGCACTAGAACCATTCACGCTTTTTGTTCCAAATGCCCCTACGACAACTGAGTATGAATTACCAGGAACAACTGCTATATTGTTTCCATACCTTAACTCGCCACCACCGCCAGCGTAGGCGGCAGATGCGCCACCACCACCGCCGACGCAAACAACGGAAACAGAGGTAACGCCAGCAGGGGCAACCCATGAAAATGTACCAGCAGTCGTGAAGGCTTCTTGTCCAACAGGGGATAAACCTGTTAAAATTGAATTTAGTGCGGCAAACATTATGGTGTGAACCCTTGTGTAACATTGCCATACCAGTTAGTGCCATCAGCTACGAAAGACAGTATGTCCAATTTGCTTGCGGTAGCAGTTATTACTGGCGCTCCAGCCGTACTCCACTTAACGCCAGTAAATGTAGCAGTTCTACTGCCAGTGCCATCTTGTCTAAGCAATAGAATAAAAGACTTACCCGCAGTAGCAGTAGGCATCGTAAAAGTGCAATTGCCTGTCAATGTAGCCGTTTGGACTGTGCCACTTGTCAAAACAATAGTCTGTGATGTTCCTGTGTTTCCAATCGCAACAACACTTTCAACATAGTTCGTAACAGTTGGGTTTGTCAGGGTCTTGTTTGTCAAACCTTGAGTATCTGTCGTACCAACAACATCACCAGTAGGAGCAGTCTTTAGTGCAAAAGCCGCTAGATCAGCGTCGTAGTCTTGCTTGGTAGCAATAGCCGTAGCAATGTTATTGAACTCAGTATCAATCTCAGTACCTTTGACAATCTTTGCTGCATTACCAGAGCTAAGGTTATCTTTGGTTGCGAAGTTCGTGCTTTTTGTATAATCTGACAATTTAATCTCCTTGTCTGTTAAGACAGTTTCCCATTTTTAGCTTGGATTTCAATCTTTTGAATAGACAGTTGAGAGCCGTTAATATCAGACTCATAACCCGTCTGAACAACCTTACCAGTACCACTGGCAGATACTCTTAATGTATTCAAAGCAACACCATCAGAATACTCAGCATAAATTGTTATAGGTGGTGTTGGAGTTCCATACTCAGCAATCCCATACTCAGAAATTCCTTGGACTGGTATGGTTGTAGTGGCACTTAGATAGTTTGCTTTAAAGTCAAAACCCCACTTGATAAACAAGTTCTGATTTGTGCCACCGATAACGACAACAGAAATCTTCTTTAAAACAGATGTCTGATTCACATTTCCTAGATCAGCATGGTTGGTGTAATACTGAAACCTATACACACTTGTGTAGTCGTTATAGCCCGTATATTGACCGATATAACCATTCTTACCAATGTAGACAGCACCGCTTCTCAAAGAGGCTAAAGCTGTTGGAGTAATTGAGTCCCAAGTGGTTACACGGGAAGAACCATCTTGCAGAATAACTTTGGTATCAAAGCAGTAAACAGACTGAGTAACAGGCATCGTCAATAGATAGAAACCTTCTCTCTCAGAGTAAACAGACTTAATGTTTGCCAATGTCTGTGAAGCAACATCGCTCATCAAGTCATTACGCACATTCTTAGACAAGTCTCTCTCAGGAGCAGACTTCTCTTGAATCGTTCTCATCAAGGAACGAACACCTGAGTTTGACAAGAAGATCACATCAGAACTGGTTGTCTGAACACTGTCTCTTGATAAGCAACCAATCCCTCCAACTGTGTCAGAAATAGACATCGTAGAAGGAGTAGTTGCACCCTGATAAACAAGAATCTGTCGTTTACCAAAGATAAACAAGAAACCATTGTGAGCAGCCAATGCCTGAACTTCATCAGCACCATTAGGCCAAACTCTACTTGTGTCTAAATTACCAGTCGTGCCACCAGACCATACATGACCTGCAATCAGATCAGAGAAGCTAACAGTGACCTTATCTGTGCTAGAAGAAGCTACCCACAAGCGACCATAAGCCGCTATAGCAACATTCCCACTAGGAACAGTCCCTACATAGCCAGTCTTCTCAGAAACCCGTCTATAGGTAGTTATACTTACAGCAGGGTCATAAATGATTGGATCGTGACCATTCTGAAAGAAGTAAGTAATCCCATTCAAGGAAGCACACTGCCAGTTACTTGCAGTAATGGTAGGGCCAGTACCACCCCCCCCATAGGTCAACTCAGTCACTACGTTAGAAGCACCGAGCTTAAATATCTTGTTGTTGCCAGCGAAGAGGACTGTTAATGTGCCATCAGTTTGGACTAGCTCATGGATGACACCAACATCGTTAGCACCAAGGTTTCCAGAAGAAGAATTTACCCTTGTCCAACCTTTTCGAGCACCAATACGACCATACTGGTCAATCACACAGTTAGTGGCAACCAAAGCAAAACCACTAGCTAAATCCAATGGGCTATCCTGAGTGTTTAACCCATAGAAGCCTGGTGCGCTAATGCTGAATGTTTGGATTGGTTGAGCCATTAAACAGCCTCAAAAGAGCCAAATTCTGGATAGCGTGTAGCTTCCATAGAGATGTAATCAGAAAGCATAGCCCTGTACAACTGATAAGCCTCAGAAGACGATAGACCACCATCCTCACCACGCTCAACCAAAGCACGAGCATAAGCACTCTGAACCACCAACTCAGAGGGCATCAAAATCACAGTAGCATCAGAACTCAATGCCGCTTGTGGCACGATCAAGCTAAATCTTAGACTAACTACGCCATCAGGAATAGGAAATACAGTTACTTTAGTGTCGTAACTACCATCTACACCATCAAAAGCATAGTACAAAGGAACACCACTAGAAACAGTCCCAAAGTTCAAATAACGATTCATGTTAACAAACGGGATGTTTGTCATGGCTGTGTTATTCGTATCATTGATAACGTCTTGAACTCTAAACTTCTGACCCGCACCCGTTAAGGAGTAAGAGGAAGTGTTGGCAACAGTAGAAACCACTACTGTAGTACCCAAGATATTCCACTCATAGGAGTCTTCAATTTGACGCTTGGCATCATTGACAAACTTGCCAATCAAAGAGGAATAGCTTGTTTCGGTAACAGTAGAGACTTCTTCTTCTCTAAGTCGAACAAGAACGTCATTAACAGCTTGAAGGTATGTGGTCATGCTCGTGTTAATCCTATTTGTTCAAAAGTAGCAATAAAACTGAACGTACTAGAGGCTTGAGTCGTAATTTGAATCTTATCGCCCTCTTCTAAAACGATATAAGCCGCACCATCAAATTGTAAGTATGCTTTGGAAGTAAAATCGTAAGCAGTAAGAATATCCAACGTAGTAGCGGCACTTGCGTCATACCACTGGACAGTAATGTGCTTAGTCGATCCACCAGTATTGTGAACGTACATCACAGTAAACTTGGCGTAGTAACCCGTAGGAACTGTGTAAACAGTTGTCAGCGTATTGGCTGTTGGGCTAACTCCGACTGATAGTGGTCTCATTTGTTCCTCTTAGAGATCGCCTTAGCCTTTGCTTTAGCGTCTTCCTTGGACGTTGCGCCCCAAGCTCTAAGAGAAAGTAAAAGTCTAGTAGGCTTTCCATCTTTCATCTCAGCGCCAGGCATATTGCCCATACGTGCTAAAAAGGAGGCCCTACGAGGGTTGTCGCCTGACTTTACTGGAGGCTTTAAATTACCACCAGTTTCTTGATTATACGATGCTCTCCCCTTGGCATTCAACCCCCCAGAAGCAGATTTTCCTTCTTTTCGTTGCCAAGCAGGAGTCTTCATTTCTTTTTAGCAGTCTTAGCTGCTTGCTTGAAGTCCTTTGCAGTAGGAGCACCTTTAGAACCAACTTTACGCATCTTTTCTTTAGAACCTGCTTTGATGCGTTCTTGCTTGGCATTGATGTTAGCGTAGAGACCTTGCTTCATTTGCCACGACCAGACTTCTTCATCATGTTTGTAGCCGTACGACCACCACGGGTAGGTAGACCTCTACCAACCGCAACCATAATGGTTACAGGCATACCCTTTTTCTTGCCGTACTCTTTGGCTTCTTTCTTGCCCTCTGAAGAGTAGGGAAACTTCTTTTTTCCAACCATAGGCATAATATGCTCCTTATTTCCAAAGTCGATCAGCAACAAAAGTGATGATGCCGCCAATAACGGAGGCTATCGCCATTCCCACAAACATACCGCCCTTAGACTTGTTAGCCATCTCTAAAAGCAGTTTAATATCTTGTCGAAGTCCATGAACTTCTATCTGTAAAGCCTCAACTTGGGCTTCTAACTTGCCGAATTCTCTTGGATCAATATCAGACATTTGCTACTTTCTTTGGTCGCCCGAGCTTCTTAACAGGCTGTGGACGAGCTAAAACAATGGGTTTTTGATAAGTATCTGTCTCTTCTTGGTCAACACGAACATATCCTGAATGACCCTTCATGCTAT